GGATTCTGGTAGGGTGATATCACTACCAACTAGATCGTCCAGTACAGAGCCTCTACGTAGCTCTCAGAGCCTAATCTATCGTGATATTAGGGATAGGAAGATAGGAGTGCAGACCTGTGAGAGATACGGTGTAGGATATCGAGGTGAAGACCTAGTATTTCCTATTGGTTCCTCTGCAAAGGTACGCATTAAAGGTGAAAAGAACTTTGCTATTGAAGGTGAATGGAAAGATAATCCAGAGCTATTTGGTCAAGAGAGATTCAATTCCGGAGGTAAATATGTTTTAGTTACTGAAGGTGAATTTGATGCAATGTCTGCCTATCAGATGCTTGGAAATGATAAGTATCCTATTGCATGTGTTTCTGTAAGGAATGGAGCACAATCTGCTCTGAAGGATTGCAAAGCCAATTATGATTGGTTAGATACATTTGAGAATATCATCTTCCACTTTGATAATGATGCTGTAGGATTAGAAGCTCAAGCACAGTGTGCAGAACTATTTAGTCACAAAGCAAAGTGTATGGTTCCTGTCAATGGACTCAAAGATGCTAATGAATATCTTGTAGATAATCGTGCATCAGATTTTGTCAATAACTTTTGGAGAGCAGAGAGATGGACTCCAGATGGTATTGTGGCAGGCTCAAGTCTCTATGACTCAGTGATGAAGCCGATTGAGAAAGCAGATGTTATGTATCCATTTGATGGACTCAATGCTTTGACCTATGGCCTCCGTCAGGGCGAATTAGTCACCATTACTGCAGGCTCAGGTTTAGGTAAGTCTCAGTTTGTTCGGGAGATTGTATGGCATATCTTACAGAATACTGAGTCCAACATCGGTTTAATGTTCTTGGAAGAGTCTACCAGACGTACTGGATTGTCTCTGATGTCTCTGGCGGCAGATAAGCCATTACATCTACCAGACATTGTAGCAACTCAGAAGGAAAAAGATGATGCATTTAATCAAACACTTGGCACAGATCGTGTGTATCTCTTTGATCATTTCGGTTCCACTGATGTTGATAATATCATCAATCGTGTTCGCTACCTTGCCAAAGTCGTTGGATGTAGGTATGTGTTTGTTGATCATATCAGCATCATTGTTTCTGCTCAGTCTAATGGGGATGAAAGAAAAGCCATAGACGAGATCATGACCAAGCTCAGAATGCTTGTTCAAGAAACAGGAATCAGTTTGGTTTGTGTATCACATCTCAAGCGCCCTGATACTAAAGGACATGAAGAAGGTGCGGCAACATCGCTTGCACAATTGCGTGGATCTGGTAGTATTGCACAGTTATCAGATATGGTGCTTGGTCTAGAACGTAATGGTCAGGCAGACGATCAAACAGAACGTAACACAACACGGGTACGTGTATTAAAGAATAGATTCTCCGGGATTACCGGGAAAGGATGCTCATTGCTTTATAATCACGATACCGGTAGAATGCGTGAGATTGACGAGGAAGCGTTATGAACATAGAACACAACCCAAATAGGAAAGGAGACTTTGCAGAATACTACGCAGTCACTTGGCTATGGGATAATGGGTTTGAAGTCTTTCATAATTGTGGCTGTACAGGTGCTGTAGACTTGATTGCTATGTCACCTTCTGGTACAATCACCTTAATTGATGTGAAGACCTTAAAGATTGATCATCGTAGAGATAAATTAGACTATAAAAGTCATCTAACACCTTTACAGAAAGAATTAGGTGTGGTAGTCTTAGCCTTTAATCCAGACACACGTAAATGTTATTTTGTAGGACATACGCATGAAACAAATGGTAGTGGACATCGAGACAAACAGCACACACAGTACGATTTGGTGTGCAGTGACTCAGGATGTTGAGACAGGAGAGCAAATATGTCATACAGAGCCATCAACACTTGCTCCGTTGGTAAAGGAATACGATCAAATAATCGGACACAATATAATCGGTTTCGATGCACCGGTGTTAAGGAAGCTTTGGAATATTGGGATTCCGAAATCGAAAGCGGTAGACACATTACTTCTTTCAAGACTTCTGAATCCACAGCGAGAAGGAGGACACAGCCTCAAGGCATGGGGACTGGCTCTGAAGAATCAGAAGATAGATTTTGAGGACTATGATAGTGGATTGTCAGATGAAATGGTGCAATACTGTAAACAAGATGTTGCGCTTACCGTTGATGTTTATCGCTTTATTATGGGTGAGCTTAGTGGATGGAAAGATTCTGATAAGAGCATTAAGATCGAACATGAGATCGCTGTCATTTGTAAGAAGCAAGAGGAAAATGGTTTTAAATTGGATATCCCTGCGGCTACACTTCTTAAAGCTACGCTGTCAGATCGAATGGGTGTACTGGAGGACACGGTGCAGTCTGTTTTTCCACCGATTGTGGAGGAAAGATATTCTGAGAAAACACAGAAGCGATTAAAAGATAAGGTTACAATCTTTAATCTTGCATCTAGAAAGCAGATCGGTGAACGCCTGATGGATCTTGGTTGGAAACCTACAAAGCGTACAGAGAAAGGTCAACCAATTGTCGATGAATCTACACTAGAAACTGTAGACATCCCAGAAGCTAACATGATCGCAGAATATTTAATGATACAGAAACGTGTTGCAATGATCGATTCATGGTTGAAACATGTGAAAGAAGATGGTAGAGTACACGGAGGTATTATTACAAACGGAGCAGTGACAGGGCGAATGACTCACCGTAATCCCAATATGGGACAGGTTCCTTCAGTGAACAAACCATACGGTCAAGAGATTCGTTCCTTATGGACTGTAGAAGATGATCATGTACTAGTTGGCACGGATCTTGCAGGTATTGAATTAAGATGTCTTGCACACTACATGCAGGATGAGGAGTGGACAGAGGAGCTTTTGAATGGTGACATCCATCAGAAGAATGCAGATGCCGCAGGTATCACTAGACCTCAAGCGAAAACACTTATATATGCAACGCTTTATGGGGCAGGGCCATCAAAAGTCGGCAGTATTGTTGGCGGCGGGGCGAAAGAAGGCAATGAAATCTTATTTCGTTTTTATAATAACACACCTAAGTTACGACAACTTATGGAGAAGGTTGCGCAGGTGGCGGCAAAAGGCTATGTACCGGGCATTGATGGTAGAAGAATATTGGTCAGAAGCGAGCATGCGGCACTCAACAGCCTCTTACAAGGATGCGGTGCTATTATTGCCAAGCAATGGAACATTGAAGCGCACAAACTCTTTAAGCACTACAGAGTCCCTGTTAAGCAAGTTGCGATTGTGCACGACGAAATACAGATTGAAACAGAGGAGAGATATGGTGAACAAGTTGCGCAGATCATGTGCGATGCGGCCTCACAAGCCGGGTTTACCTTGGGCTTTCGATGCCCAGTAGATGCCGAAAGTAAGATCGGTAAAAATTGGTTTGATACGCACTAAAATCGTGCTATAATATTAAGTACCACCAAAAAAGGAGAATGGTATGGAAAACACACAACGTGTAAAAATTAAAGCTGACGTAATGTGGGCTTACCTTGACAAGCCTAACGACATGTCGCAGAAATATCAGGTTGACCTGTGTAATCTGTCAGATCCTGCTGTAAAGGCCATTGAAGAAATGGGCATTGCAGTACGGCAGAAAGAAGATAAAGGATACTTTATCACCTGCAAATCAAGCAACCCTATCCGGGCATTCGATTCAGATGGAGATGTCTTAGAAGGCATCACTATCGGGAATGGCTCTAAGGCTGTTGCAATGATTTCATCCTATTCTTGGAACTGGAAAGGCAAGGAAGGTGTTTCACCGTCACTCCGTAAGCTTGTGATTGATGAGCTAGTCTCTTATGAAGGCGAGCCTGTTGAAGAAGCGGACGACGACGAAATTCTCTAATGCATGCTCTAATTGATGCCGACATTCTGAACTATCGGATTGGCTTTGCTACCAATAACGAAAGTGAAGGTGTCGCCATCAAAACAATGGCAGGATTCTTAGAGGATTTACTTCTCTTTGACCTGCCTGATGTTTGGACTTGGGAATTGCATTTAACAGGTAAAAACAACTTCAGGAATAACTACGCACAGACGGTTCCCTACAAAGGAAACAGAACATCAGATAAACCTATCCATTATCATGTTCTGAGAACATATTTAAAAGAAGAATGGCAAGCCACCATTAATGAAGGTATTGAAGCAGATGACATGCTTGCAATACGACAGACTGAACTTGGTGATAGCTCCATCATTGTGACTTTAGATAAAGATCTGGATCAAGTTGTTGGATGGCATTATAACTTTGTTAAGAAAATCAAATACTACTTAACGAAACCTGAATGTGATCTGAACTTTTACAAACAATTCCTAACCGGAGACAAGGTAGACAACATCATTGGGGCATACGGTATCGGTGATAAAAAAGCTGAGAAACTGCTTGCGGACAAGACAGAAACAGAAATGTGGTCTATAATTGTAGAACAGCTTGGTGAAGAAAGAGCCATAGAAAACGGACATTTACTGTATATGTTGAGATATAATGATGATTACTTTAAACCGCCAGAACTTGGTAGCAAAGCATAGTGGCAAGTTCAACAAAGCAAAAGTCTTCCGGGACAAAAAGAAAGACTACAAGAACGGCTACACCCGGCATAAAGGCACAGAGTGCCAAAGCCAAAGGACGTAGACTACAGCAATCTGTCAGAGATGCCATCTTAGAGGCATTCTCAGGGCTTGAGAGCGACGATGTAAGGAGCACTAGTATGGGTGCAGGCGGAGAGGATGTTCTTCTCTCTCCTGCCGCTAGGAAGCTTTTTCCTTACACAATAGAGTGTAAGAATCTAGCAAAGATTGCAGTATACAATTATTATGTCCAAGCAACTGGACACAATGATTATGAGCCTCTTGTGGTTATTAAACAGAACAGATCAAAACCTCTAGCAGTGGTAGACTTTGATCATTTTATGGAGCTAGTACAATATGTCAGCGAATCAAAAGCAGGTAGGAGGTGACCACTACACAAGGCAAGATATACAGCCTTGGGAGTATATGGAAGCTATTCTAACAAAAGATCAGTTTGAAGGTTTCCTGATTGGTAATGTGATCAAGTATGTGTCACGTTATCAGGAAAAAGGTGGTAAAGAAGATTTACTAAAAGCAATACACTATTTAGAAAAAGCAACAGATATACTATGACACAATATCTTGGGATTAAGATTGATTATGAAAGAGACTCTCGACTCAGCGATCAAGCAATTAAACTCATGCATGACTACTACATGCTTGAGCATGAAAACAGTCCTCAGCAAGCCTTTGCACGTGCTTCAGTGGCTTATTGCTATGATGACTTTGACTTGGCACAACGTATTTACGACTATGCTAGTAAAGGTTGGTTTATGTTTTCGTCACCTGTGCTGTCGAACGCACCTGAACATGGCAGAACTAACAGCGGCCTGCCTATTAGTTGTTTCCTTACTTATGTGGGCGACAATCTTGATAGCCTTATTAATCACAATTCTGAGGTAGCATGGCTGTCTGTTAAGGGTGGAGGTGTTGGAGGACATTGGGGCAATGTTAGAGGTATCTCTAATAAAGCTCCGGGGCCAATACCGTTCATGAAAGTGGTTGACGCTCAGATGACTGCATACAAACAAGGCAAAACACGCAAAGGAAGTTATGCGGCCTACTTGGACATCAGTCATCCAGATATTGAAGAATTTATTTCTTTTAAAGTACCGACTGGTGGCGACATCAATCGGAAATGTTTTAACTTATTTAATGCTGTGAACATCACAGATGAATTTATGGAGAAAGTAATCAATGATACAGATTGGAACCTTACAGACCCGCATACAGGAATTATCAGAGATACAGTCAAAGCTCGCAAACTATGGCAACGAATCCTTGAAGCTCGCTTCAGAACTGGTAGCCCATACCTTAACTTTATCGACACAGCCAGAAGAGGCTTACCAGACTCTCAAAAGCGGCTTGGACTCACAATTAATGGCTCTAACCTCTGCAACGAAATCCATCTCGCAACAGATGAAGAACGCACAGCAGTCTGTTGCCTCAGTTCCGTCAACCTTGAAAAATACGACGAATGGCGAACAAGTGGCATGGTTGGAGACCTTATCCGATTCTTGGACAACGTGCTTCAATACTTTGTTGACAACGCACCAGAAGAATTGGGAAAAGCTGTCTACTCAGCATACAGAGAGCGTAGCATCGGCCTTGGAGCAATGGGATTCCATGGCTACCTCCAAAGCAAAGGCATAGCTTGGGAGTCTTGGCAGGCGGCAAGTGAGAACTATGCAATCTTCAAAGACATCAAAGAACAAGCTGTTGAAGCCACCTACTCGCTCGCTGTGGAGCGTGGCGAATGTCCTGATGGAGTGGGTGATGGTGTTAGAAATATGCATCTGTTGGCTATTGCTCCTAACGCTAATTCTAGTATCTTATGTGGGTGCTCTGCTAGCATTGAACCACGTATTAGCAACT